GCTTCGCCCGCAAAAGGACAGGTTAGGCCAACTATGTCACCGAACGGAATCGGCGCACTGATAAAAGCACCCCATAGGAGGAGCTCGTAATGGCAAGACCGGGACCGGCACCAACACCAACGCACCTGCGCGTCGTTCGCGGAGTGCGTGCTGACCGTATCAATCAAAAGGAACCGAAGCCAGCCAAGAGCGAGCCGCGCTGTCCGACGTGGCTCAGCAAAGATGCAAAGGCTGTGTGGCGACGCACCGCCAAGCAACTGAAGCTGATGGGACTACTCTTCGAAGCCGACCAAGACATCTTGGCTGCTTATGCTAACGCAGTCGTGAACTACCAACGCTCGACCGAGATTGTGGATCGAGAAGGCGTGCTGGTCGAAGGCCGGCGTGACGGCATGGTAAGCAATCCAGCTGTAAGAGTGCAGCGTGACTCCGCGATGCTGATTCGCCAGCTCGCCGGCGAATTGGGCTTGACCCCGTCGGCACGCACGCGATTGAAAGCGGATGGAGAATCGTCTGATGACAGCGATCTCTTGGACTAAGCCTCTCCATACGTCGGCTGGCAAATACCTTCCCGATGGAGCCTACTACGACGAGCAGGCGGCAGATCGAGCTGTGCGTTTCTTCGAGCTGCTACACCTGGTGGAAGGTAAAGGTGCCGGTGAACCGTGGCCGTTGATGCCGTGGATGGAATACGAGGTCATTAGACCGCTGTTCGGATACAAGCGAGCTGACGGCACTCGACTGTATCGCACTGTGTGGGTGGAGGTTCCCCGCAAGGCAGCTAAGACTACCATGTGCGCCGGTCTCGCTCTCTATGGTCTGTTGGCCGACAATGAACCCGGAGCTCAGGTTTACATGGGTGCTCGTGATCGAGCTCAGGCAAGACTATGTTTCGAGCTGGCGCGAAAGATGGTGCAGGCATCTCCAAAGCTACGTGGCCGGTGTCGTGCTGTTAGATCATACATTGAGGTGCCTAAGACTGGCTCTGTTCTCCGCACAATCTCAGGTGACGCGCTGGGGCAACACGGGCTCGGGGCAAGCCTCTGTGTTCTCGATGAGGTGCACGCACATAAGAGTCGCGAGCTGTGGGATGTTCTCAGCTCCTCGGTAGGAGCACGTCGCCAGCCAATCGTTATTGGAATTACTACCGCCGGTGTCTACGATCCGAACCACATCGCATGGGAGCAGCACGAGTATGCTGTGAACGTAGCAAACGGAACACACCGCGACGACAGCTTCCTCACTGTCATCTACGCAGCTGAGGACGCTGACGACTGGGACAATCCTAAAACATGGGCAAAGGCGAATCCGTCTCTTGGAATTACTGTAATGCCGGACTTCCTTGAGAGCGAAGTGCAGAAGGCTAAAGTATCGCCAGCTCGTCAGACTACCTTTGCTCAGCTGTATCTCAATCGTTGGACCAGGGAGGTCAGTCGTTGGATTGACATGCGAGCTTGGGATGCGTGCGGCGAGACACCTATCGACAAGAAGGAGTATGAGGGAAGACCTTGCTACATCGGGCTCGATCTTTCGAGCACCACAGACATCAGTGCTCTCGTGCAGCTCTTCCCTGAAGAAGATGGCGGATACACCGCGATACCGCATTTTTGGATACCAGGGGCTGACCTTCGAGAGCGTGAGAAAAGAGACCGGCTGCCATACGGAACATGGGCCGATCAAGGTCACATCACCCTGACTCCGGGCAACGTCGTGGACTACAAATGGATCAAGCAAGCTATCATTGACATCGCTGACAAGCACCCGATTTTAGAGCTTGCCTATGACCCGTGGAACGCTACGTCTCTGATAACCGATCTCCAGGAGCTTGGAATGCGAGTCGCTCCAACACGGCAGGGATTTGCAACCATGTCAGCTCCGACCAAAAGGCTTGAGGCACTCATCCTCTCCAAGACGCTAAGGCACGGAGCACACCCGGTGTTGCGAGCGCACGCCGACAGCGCACTCGTAAACATGGACCCGGCTGGAAACATCAAGGTGGACAAGGCTCGGTCTGTGGCTCGTATCGACGGAATCGTCGCGCTGGCCATGTCGCTGAATTCGGCCATGCTCACGGGCTCAGCGTTTACCGGCAAGAGCGTCTACGAGGATCGGGGGGTCGAGCTACTGTGAGTATCACAGCATCAGCAGTGACTGTAGGAACCGCAGCCACAGCAATCATCACCGGCGATGACTATGCAGCTGGCAATAAAGACGGTCGCGTCACATACGAAATTTTGAACAACGGATCGGTGACGATCTACATCGGCGGAAATAGCTCCGTCACAACCTCAAATGGCTCTCCCATCCCTGCGGGTGGGGCACGAACACTCGATCTCCGGCTCGGGTCAGTCGTTTACGCAATCGCAAGCTCTGCCGGCCAAGACGTTCGAATCCTGAAGGTGGGGTAATCATGCCTGATAGCAGCTTCTATGCACCCGGTGGAGCCGGTGCCGGTGACCTTGACGGTCTGACCGATGTAAACATCACAGACGCATCAACCGATGACGTTCTGCAATACGACGGCACCGAATGGGTGAACGGACCAGCACCCGCTGGCCACATCGACCTCAATGACCTCGAAGATGTAGCAACGGCTGGGGCAATACGCGACAGCGCACTAATCTTCAACGGGACGAGCTGGGAAGACGGCGATCCTCGAACAGCATGGCCAGCAATCGCACCAATCGGGACCAGCCGCTACTACTTCCCAATCGGCGACGGAACGCAGAATACAACGAACGCATTCCCGCAAGCTATGCTCGCAGCTATCCGTTTCAACACCAATGTGACCATCTCCAAATGGGCATTCGCATACAACGGCAACGGAACGACAGCCGCTGGCAATACAGGTATGCATGTTCGTGGTTTCATCTATGATCAAGGAAACACCGGTCGTCCGCACGGACTCGTGAAAGACTTGGGCTACACCCTGGTCAAATCGAGTGATGACGTGGGTGGTTTCTCCAGCGAGGTGCGGGAGATTACTCTCGGATCGACAGTGAATCTAACAGCTGGAACAGTCTACTTCGTAGGTATGGCAGTCAATCCGGTAAACACCGGCACACACGACAATGCAGACGGACCGCAATTCCTGACGCTGGCGCAGACGCAGCACAACCCGTTTTGGAATAACGGAATCAACCCGGCAAACTTCTCCAGTGGGCCGTATGGTTTTTGGGCTGGTGGCTACTACAATGGCAGCATCAATCCAGCAACTTTCAACTACGAAACGGACACACTGCCGAACAACATCCAAAACCAAATCGGCTCGGTTCCCGCTGCGTATCGGATCGGACTACACGTCAGCGCGATAAGCTAAGGAACGACAGTGCCTAATCCATACAAGAGGCTCGCATACTCACGGAAGGTTCTCGTCAATCTAAAGACTGGCAGAGCTTTCCGTGGGTATCTCATAGAGGTATCGGGAAGCATAGTGCTTCTCAAGGGTGCTTCGCTGCTTGAGCCGGGCTCTGAGCCGGTGGACGTAGCTGGCGAGGTGCTCATCGAGCGAGAGAACATAGACTTTATTCAGGTCACGGAATAGGAGTAAGACATGGCAATCGTCGAGAACGCAGACGGTCTCGTCAGTGTCCAGGCGAACAATCTCCTGAACCGACCCGATCTCAGCGGGCAGATTAGTCTTTTCGATGGTCGTGGTATTGACTACGCTGACCTCTACAAGGCGCAGCACGAGGTCCGCTCTGTGGTCGATTTCTTGGCACGGAACATTTCGCAGATTCCTCTGCATGCCTATCGACGAGATGGCGACAATAGCCGTTCGCGCATTACCGGCACATCGCTGACACAAACTCTTGAACAACCCGACATCTACACTACTCGTTCGCGCTGGATGGAAGGTCTCGTAAAAGACCTCTGCATCTATGACGAAGCTATCCGAGTCAAGGTTCGGAGCGGAGATCGCATTGCTCTCGTCAGAGTGCCACCAAACATGGTGCAAGCTCTTGGAGACAATTGGCTACGTCCGGAAGGATACCGCATCAAGGGAACCAACGGGACAATCGACTACACTCGGGATCAGGTTATTCACATTCATGGCTACAATCCAAAAGACCTGCGAAAGGGTCTGTCGCCGCTTGAAACTTTACGTCAGCTACTTGCTGAGCAGCAAGCTGCTGCCGAACATCGTGAAGGTCTGTGGAGACAGGGTGCGAGAGCTTCACTGGTCATTGAACGTCCGATCGGTGCCCCTCAATGGAGTGACACAGCTCGTGCGAGATTCCGTGCGGACTGGGATGCCAGCTTTACCGGCGCAAAGAATTCAGGTAAGACTGCAGTCCTCGAAGAGGGCATGATTGCCAAGCCACTACAGACATTCTCACCGAGAGACGCGCAGTATCTTGAGAGTAATCAACTTGCTCGGGAAATCGTTGCTGCTGCCTACGGAGTGCCTGCCGGTCTGCTGGGTCTCGGAAATGCGAACTACTCAAGCCTGACTGAACAACATCGCCAGCTCTACACTGACTGCTTAGCTCCCTGGCTAACAATCATAAGCGAGGAACTTGAAGCTCAGCTTCTACCCGAATTCAACGAGCCAAATGCCTATCTCGAATTCCAGCTGCAAGAAAAGCTGCGCGGGTCATTCGAGGAGCAAGCCGGTGTTCTGCAAGCTTCCGTAGGAGCACCTTACCTCACAAGGAATGAGGCACGTGCTCGTCTCAACCTACCGGCAATCGACGGCGGAGACGATCTCGTGACTCCGCTCAATGTGCTCGTAGGCGGTCTCGCATCACCACAAGATACCGTAAGCGATGAGCGAACCCTCGGAACACTTTCTGCTGATAACGTAGAGGCTAAAGCAGCATCACTACCTGATGGCGAGAAGCAAGCAATCAGCAGACAGACTTTCTTGGAGATTCGTCAATCGGGAGCGGACTCAATTGCTCAGGTGCTCAAGGACAATCTCGAGAGGCAGAGTCGATCTGTTGCTTCAAGACTTGGAGCTGCCAAATCCGCAGAGGTCAAAGCTGACGCACGTCGCGTTTACGACCGCGCCAGGTTCGATAAGGAGCTGGCTGCTGACCTTCTACCTGCGCTAACAAGAGTCACCAGTCGCTCAGCAAAAATAGTAGGTGAGTGGGATGTAGATAATGCTCGAAACTATCTCGCAGCTGTAGCTGATGGCGCGGCAAAGCGTATCAACAAGGCCACTCAAGACCGGCTGTCTCGTCGGTTCGCCGATCTTGGAGACGAGGATTCGCCGGTAGACATAGCTCGTGAGATGTTTGAAGAGATGGGAGACGCTGACACGGTCGGCTCTTCATTTACACTGGCCACTGCGATGGCGAACTTTGGACGAATCGAGTCAGCACAAGCCAACAACCGTGGAACTAAGACATGGATTGTGACCAGCGGCAACCCTCGCGGGTCGCACGCAGCTCTGAATGGCGAGACAGTCGCAATCAGCGACACCTTCAGCAATGGAGCTCGTTGGCCGGGCGATCCTGACCTGGATGACGACGAGCGAGCTAACTGCCAATGCATGGTAGACTTCGTAGGATAACCCATGCCATACTTCGTGACAAACGAAAACCCTGACTGCTCAGGCTGGGCCGTTGAGAAAGAGGATGGCGAGGTAGTCGGCTGTCATCGCACGAGACAGGAAGCTGTAGATCAGATGGTAGCAATCTCATTGGCCGAGGACATTCCGGTAGGTGGGGAACGTAGTGCCGGTCGCAAGCAATACTCACCCCCGCAAGGAGCTCGTGAGGAAGCTGAGCGAGGGCTGCGCTGGAGACAGGAATACGGACGTGGCGGGACCGAGGTAGGGGTAGCTCGCGCACGAGACATTGCCAACGGTCGAAACCTCTCCGAAGAAACAATCGGTCGCATGGTAAGCTACTTCGCTCGACACGAGGTAGATAAGCAAGGTCAAGGATGGTCACCGGACGAGGAAGGCTATCCATCTGCCGGTCGAATAGCTTGGGCACTATGGGGAGGAGACCCCGGACGTGCTTGGGCAGAACGCATTCTCTCGGAACTTGCCGATGAGGAATCCGCACGCACTCAATCAACAACGGGAAAGGAGTCCCATAGCATGAACATCAAAAGCTTTCCAGCTGAGATCGAGGTAAAGGCAGTATCAGACTCTGAGGCACCTCATGGGTCATTCACTGCTCTCGTATCTGTATTCGGAAACACCGATCTCGTCGGCGATAGAGTCATGCCTGGCGCATTCGCTAAATCCCTACAAGGTTATGCTGCTGCCGGTAAGACACTGCCGGTGGTGTGGAACCACGATTTTTCTACAGCTGAATCATTTATCGGAAAAACACTCGAAGCTGAAGAGACCGATGACGGCCTGCTAATCAAGGCAGCATTCTTCGACACGCCGCGAGCACAGATGGTTCGCACGCTTCTGAACGAACGAGTAGTCACTGAATTCTCATTTGCCTATGACGTGATCGACGAGGCAAAGGGCGACGACGGAGTCAATGAGCTTCGTGAACTTCACATCTTGGAAGCCTCAGTCACCCTCAAGGGTGCCAATCCAGCTACCCAGCTCATTGCAGCAAAAGCAGCTCAGGTAAGCCGCAAAGCCGAACCTGGCGAACTGTCTGAAGGCTCCTACGTTATGTGGGGCCAAGACGGTTATGGCCGAGTCGAATACATCATGACCGAAGGCTTCTTCGGTGTCGATGGCGATCCTCTAAGCCTCGAAGCAAGCGAAGATGATCCCCTCGCTCTCGTCCGTATCTACGAACAGGAAGCGGATGTCTATTCGGCAACCCAACTATTCGTCGGTTTCAGATTCTCCGAGCTCGTAGCGAGTGAGGAGAAAGCCAAGAGTGGCCGTGCCACTGTTGCCAACCGTAAGGCTGGCCGCACCCTATCTGCGAAGAACGAGAACTCTCTCCGTGAGGCGAAAGCACTCTTGGACAATGTTCTCGGTTCTCTCGAATCACCGACCGAGCCGGTCAAGGCCGAGGAACCTGCATCGCAGGTCAAGGCCGAGGAACTGGGGATGGAGCCGGGAGTCGCAGCGTCACTGATTGAGCTCTATGAGCTTGATGCACTGACAGACCTCAACCCAACCCAATCCAACAAGGAGTAGAACATGAAAGACTTGATCGCTCAAGCAAAGGCCGCTGCTGAAGCCGCCGCTGCTGAAGGCCGCTCCCTGACCACTGAAGAGCGCGAGACAGTAGAGTCCGCAATCGCCGGTGCAAAGGCAGTAAAGGCCGACTCAGAGCTTCGCAAGGCAGTAGATGCGCTCGGCGCAGAGCTTGCTGATGTAAAGCCTGAAACCACTGCAACAACCACAGCTCGCACACCTGGTGCAAAGCTTCTTGGCGACGCAGCATTCAAGGGATGGCTCGACGCAGCCAACCGCAACGGAACACCTGATGTAAAGAGCCTATCTAATTCCCCAACAGTCGCTGTTGGTGGTCTCAAGGCTACTCTTCTTGGTGGCTCAGATACCTCAGCTGGCGCAATGGTGCAGAATGACATGTATCGCCCGGTCGCACAGGCATTTGGTCGCGACATCACAGCAATCAACCTCGTCACACTTGGCTCAACCACATCTGACTTGGTCGAATTCGCACGTGCACAACGCATCACCGGCGGACAGTCTGTAAACTCAGCTGCCCCAACCGCTGAAGGCGATCCTGCTGCTGAATCAACAATCACCTTCGTGAAGGATACCGCAGCAGTCCGCGACATCCGTCACTTCATTCCAGCTTCAGTCCGCGCACTCGCAGACGCTGCTCAGCTTGAAACCCTCGCAAACAACTTCCTAAGCTACGGCATTCAGGAAGAGATTGAGGACCAGCTGATCAACGGAAACGGTCTTGGCGAAAACTGGACCGGTATCTTCAACACAGGCTACGTGCAAGCACAAGCCTTCGATACAGACATTGTCACCTCGATCCGCAAGGCAATCCGCAAGGTGCAGACAGTCGGCAACAGCCGCGCATCTGCAGTGCTGGTGCACCCTGAAGATAACGAGAAGATTGACCTGCTGCTCGATGGCAACGATACCTATCTGTTCGGTGGACCGGCAACAGCCTCAACACCTACCATTTGGGGTCTGCCACGCGTGGTATCACAAGCTGTTCCAGTCGGAAACGCCATCGTTGGTGACTTCCGTAAGACAGTAATTTGGGAACGGTCACCGCTGACAATCTCAATGTATCCACAGCACAGCGACTACGCGATCAAGGGTCTCGTGGCTCTCGTCGCGAACGCACGCGCAGCAATGGGCGTGCTACACCCTGAAGCCTTCTGCACAGTCGATCTGACAGCGTAGTAGAGCGGACGTAGGGACGGCCCGTCAGCGGCAGCACTCGCTGTCACTGACGGGCCGTTCTCATAAGAGACGAAACAGAGGAGAAGCACATGGCAATGATTGTAGTCGAAATGGAAACCGGAGTATTCGTCCGCGTATCTGAGGAAGAGGCAGCTCGTCTCGGAAAAACCGCAGTAGTCAAGACCGCTGCAGCTGCAGAACCAAAGAACAAGGCCGTCAAGCCGGAATCAAAGAAGACCGTAAAGGCTGAGCCGGTAGTGCCAGTAGCCGAAGATGCAGGGGACGAGGTCAGTGAGTAATCCTCTCGCAACCGTCGCCGATCTTGAAGCCTACCTGGGTCGTGAATTTGACGACCCAACGTCGGCAGAGCTGGCAATCGACATAGCTTCGGACATCGTTCGGAGCTACGTCGGTCATTCAATCACCAAAATCCTGAACGACACCGTCATTCTCGACGGCACAGGCACATCTATTCTGTTGCTACCGGCAGCTCCGGTCAATGGGATAGACTTGGTGGAGATTGACGGCGATCTGCTTGAGACTACAAAATACAGGTGGAGCAAGAAGGGCTACATCTTGCGCACTGACGGCACAACTTGGCCGAGCACACCCGGCTCGATTGAGGTTATCTACAATCATGGGTATGACACAGTCCCGGATGCTGTTCTTGGTGTGGTGCTGGCTCTTGCTGGCCGAATCACAGATGGATCGTCCGGTATCAAGCAAGAGACCATCGGCAGCTACTCAGTGACTTATGCCGACCCGTCCCCGGTGCTTCGGGCCAATGAGCAGGCCGGTCTCGATTCTTTCCGGGTGACAGTATGAGCTTTGATTCTCTACTCAACGAAACAGCTACCATCCAGCGACTCGACGACGCAAAGGATCGCTACGGCAACATCACTAAGACTTACGAAACCCATGCCAGCAACGTCCGAGTAAGGGTAGATGAATCCAGCCCCTCCGAGCTGGACCAAGACACCAATTCTGCACAGCTTAGAGCTCGTATCTACACACGCTACTATGACATCAAGCATACAGATCGCATCTCAGTAGGTGGCGATACATGGGAGGTAGTCGGTCCGCCGGTCGAACGTCAAACGGCAGCACTGAGCCATCATTACGAAATTGAAGCTAAGAAGGTGACTGTATGAAGCGTCAAAGAGCAAAGGCAATTCCGGACGCTGTAGGAAACATCTCATCTGCATCAGGCAAACCAATGGTTTTCGAGACCGTGCAATTTGACTTTGATGCTGTATGGGCAGCTTTGAGCCGCAGCACGAAGCTCAGAGCATACATGGATGATCTCGCAACCCAGGTCGCGAGGGAAGCAGCTGGGATGGCTGCAACAGAAGCAAATGACGAAGGCTACTACTCCAAATCATTCGAAGGTTTTGCCACACCAGCATCTGCCGTTCGCAGGGTATTCAAAGAAGCGAGCTCACGTAGAAACCGTCGCCGTCGCGGACAAGAAGGAACCAACAGGCTAATCGACCGGCCCGGTAGCTACTCTTTTTGGAACGGTAAGACGACTCGAAATGAGGTCAAGGGAGACATCGATGGCAGTGAGTATGACGGCACTCTTGGCGTGGTGGTCAATACAGATTACAAAGCGCATTTCGTCGAGTATGGATCGCTGTCGAAGGGACCGCGTTTTATCTTGAACCGTGCTGCGGAGAAGGTCGCGAAGGCTACCGGCAACACCTATGATCGACTCTATGCAAAAGAGCACCAGCCAGACCTTGAGAAGCATCGCCAGGTAGTCAGCGAGGGGCTCAAGAAAATTTACGCGATCCGGAGGAATTCAAAATGAGCTACGGAACCTACCCTGACATCGAATCGGCTGTAGTGGACACTCTCAATGCCTCCTCTGCGATTGAGACTATTGCCGGTGCTGATTGTGCCTCTACAGAGCTTCCACCTGAAGCGACGTTGCCCAGGATCAGGGTCAGCCTTTCCGGGGGCACAGCTGTAATGTCAGGCTGGCTCTATGCACCACGTATCAACATCGAGGCATGGGCTGACGACAAGGAGACAGCCTTCGATCTGCTCAGCACAGCCTCAGCAGTGTTGCTGGCCGAGCTCGACGGAGCACTACTAACACAGGGTGTGGTGACTGGATTCACGCAGGAGACTGGTGTATCTTGGTCGCCGGACCCGACTACGAAGACACCGAGATACCTCGCAGGATTCGTAGCCTACACTCACCCAAACCCATAGGAGAATCATGGCAAACAACGCATCAGAGGTCGTGGTAGCCTCCGGCGGCAAGGTCTACATCGCACCCGTCGGAACAGCAGAACCAAACGGACCCACAGACGCACTCAACGCGGCATACAAAGACCTGGGCTACATCTCGGAGGACGGCATCTCAGCCTCGTTCGGAGTGACCGTGGAAGATGTCAATGCCTTTCAGTCACTACTTCCAATCCGTCGAGTGGTCACCGGCCGCTCAGCTGACATGAGCTTTACCTGCCGTCAATGGAACGCAGACACCTTCAGCCTTGCGCTGGGTGGGGGAAGCTTTGAAGAGTCAGGCGGAAATTATCTTTTCTTCCCGCCGGAGAACGACGATGCGCTCGCAGAGAACGCAGTAGTAATCCAGTGGAACGATGGCACAAAAAACTATCGTTTGGTCATCCGTCGTGCCGTAGTGGTCGAGAACGTAGAGACTACAATCGTTCGCAACGCAGCTGCTGACCTGCCGATCACCCTGTCGGTCCTCGGTTCTGATTCCACTGACGCGTGGTATCTAATCACCGACGACGACAGCTTCGATACAGGAGCGTAATCGATGAGCCGCATCATAGACCTCGATGCGGCAAGGGCCGCAAGAGCTGAAGCTAAGCTCGATGCACCTATCGTCCGATTCAACGGCAAAGACTACACCCTTCCGGTGGAGCTGCCGTGGAGTATCGTCGAAGCCGCAACCTCTCAAGACAGCGTGCAGATCATTACTGCCGTCAAGACTCTGCTGGGTGAGCAGTGGTCAGACTTCCAAGCCGGTAATGTTTCTGTATCTGACATGACTGTCCTGATTGAGAGCATCAGCCAGCTTTACGCGGTCGAACCGGGAAACTAACTGACCTCGAACGTCTCGTGAGGGAGAACTACGAGGCGATCGAGGCGGACTGGGTGAGATACTACAATCGAAACTTGGCCGATGACCTATGGGGTCAGCCAGGTATCGGTGTTCGAAGGATCGCGGGTCTCATTCGCTGGCTACCTCCTGAAGCTGCTCTGTGGCGGTCAAACAAGACCTCTTGGACTATCGACAATGAGCTACAAGCTGCCACCATCGAAATGCTCGATGCGCTACTTCGTGCCTACGTGCAGTCACACAGCAAGCCAACAGCACGCAAACCCAATCCAGTCAAGATACCGAGACCGTGGGACAACGCTGAAAACACAGGCAAGCGGCGCACTACTCTTGGAGACTTGCTCGGTCAGGGTCTCAGTGTAAAACGCGTCTCGAAGGGTGGTGAGCAGTAATGGCAGGCGGAATTGAAGCCGGTATCATCAACGTGCTCATCGGCCCCAAGCTGGTGGATAACTTTGCATCCTCTCTTGGAAATGATTTGGACAAGACTCTTGGGCCAGTAGCAGAAAAAAGCGGCAAGAGCTTCAGTGATCGTCTGTCGGGCGGTCTAAACAAGGTCGGTAAGGGTCTGACCGCAGGCATCACGGCCCCTATTGCAGCAGCTGGAGCTGCAATCATTGCCGTGGGCATGGAGATCGACGGGGCATTCGATAACATTGCGGTCCAGACTGGTGCTACCGGCAAAGAGCTCGAAGGGCTACAGAACGATTTCCGATCAGTAGCTTCATCAGTGACAGCCTCATTTGAGGAGACCGGCAATGTCATTGGAACACTAAATACTCGTCTCGGTCTTACTGGCACCGAATTGCAGGCCGTTGCCAAGCAGGTGCTCGATCTGCAAGAAATCACCGGCGCACCAGTCGATACTGAGGGTATCACCCGTTTCTTCAATGCTTATGGGATCGGGGCCGATGAGCAGGAACTTGCACTCGATAAGCTGCTCGTAATCTCGCAGCAAACTGGTATTGGTGTCAATGAGCTCGCAAGGAGCGCAACAGACGGAGCTGCTACTTTCGATCTTCTTGGCTTGAGCGCGGACGAAGCAACATCATTGCTTGGTCAGCTTGAGAAGGCTGGAGCGAACTCAGGCGCGGTCCTGGCTGGTATTCAGAAAGCAGTAGTCAATTCTCTCAAAGGTGATAAGGGTGCTGAGCAAGCACTCAAAGATCGGGCCAACGCAACCAGCACACTCGAAAACGCACAGCTTGATTTGATTGTTGCTGAGCAGAAACTTGCCGAGGTGCAGGCGAACCCTAAGGCTGCTAAATCCGCTCTGATTCTTGCACAGAATAACGTCACAAAGCTCAAATCCACAATCACAGAAGCCACATCAGACATAAGCAACGCTAACGCTGTGTTAGCGCAGAGCAATAGCGCAGCTGTGCTCGATACCGGCAAATTCATCCAAGACACATTCAAATCAATACAAGACCTGCTTGCTGCCGGTGACGAGGCTGCGGCAACCACTCTGGCAAAAGAGGTATTCGGTCCAAGAAACTTCGGTGTCATTATTCAGCAGATCAAGCAGGGTAATCTCGACGTGCAAGCACTGACAGCCTCCCTTGAGGGTGCTGACGGTGCTGTGCAGAATGCGGTCGATAGCACACGAGACTGGCCGGAGCAGCTCAAGCTTTTGAAGAATGAAGGCAAGATTGCTCTCGAGCCCCTTGCCAACGTAATCATTCCTGAGATTGGTAGAGCACTCGAAGCTGCAAAGCCATTTATCCAAGCTGCTGCTGATGCCTTCAAAAGCCTTTCACCTGAGACTGCTCGGCTGATTGTTATCTCAGCCGGTCTCGCTGCAGCTCTTGGTCCAGTGCTGATTGTATTCGGGAAGGTCGTCACGGGTGTGCAAGGCATCATAACTGTCGTGAAGGCTCTAAACCTTTCTCTGCTCCTCAACCCGTGGGCTCTCGCAGCTGCGGCAGCCATTGCAGCCATCATTCTCATTGTGAAGAACTGGGATAGCATCAGTGCATTCTTCGTAGAGCTCTTCAACGACATCAAGGGCATCTTCAGCTCGGCATTTGATTTCATCAAGGCCAACTGGCAGAACATAGCTATCATTCTAACTGGACCGCTGGCTCCGGTAGTAGCTCTGATAGTCAAAAACTGGGATCGCATCAAGCAAGGCTTCAGTAATGCTGTCACTGGTATCAAGAATCTCGCAAGCGGACTCGGTAAGGCAATCGCAGCTCCATTCCAGGGCGTTGGCGACACTATCGCAAGGGTATTCACCAATCTAAAAAATGGTGCACAGATAGCTATTCAATTCGTCTCACGTCTGTTTCAGAACCTACCAACGATTATTCGAAATGTGTTCGCCGCGATCTTGAAGCTTCCCGGTCTGAATGTTATCGCGAACATCTTCAAGGGAGTCGGTGGTCTGGTAGGGAAGATACCGGGATTTGCTGATGGCGGTGCTTTCGCCGGTGGCAAGCCAATGATCGTCGGCGAACGCGGGCCTGAGCTCATGGTCCCTAAGACTGGTGGATACGTTCTACCTAACAATGTTCTCACCGGCATGCTCGGCGGCGCAGGGGCAACTTACAATGTCGTCATCAACAACCCGGTATCAGAACCTGCAGCAACCTCGATACCAGCAGCTCTGCGTAGAGCCAACCTACTCAGGGGGAATGTATGAGCTACATAGTCACAAGGTCAGAGTATCTGACAATTGATAGCCTTCCTCTCAGCACACCGGCATGGGAGACTCTCGATCTCTCGGAGCTCAACGATGGGCCCGGAGTCCGTGGCGAGGACTACGTCGTCCCACAACTGCGCGGTGCTCTGCCTCGGCAACGGACCACAGACTCACGCACCGTAAACATACCTATCGTCATTTTCGGTGACAAGAGCAGCACCGGAGCAGTCCATGCGAACCCAAGAGAAGGTCTGCTGACAAACATCAATGAGCTAAAGACAGCCATCAGGCCACATCGACGCACTATTCAAATCGGCACACCTACGAGAACGCTGACGTGGTATCGACCGGGCGGCAATGTTTTCACCCAGGTGCACATCTCACCTGAGCTAAGCCTCGACTACATCAACCCGACCACAGCAAGAGCCGTGCTGACTATCACAATCCCATCCGGTATTCTGATCTCAAGCACCAATACCACCATCAACCAATACGTGGACAACAGCGAAACCTTCAGCTTCAATGTTCTCGGCAGTGCTGAGGTGGTCAATTCTACAATCAACATTCCCGGAGCAGCTAACAGCATCAGCATCTACTCGGCCACCACAGGATTCGGTTTGGAGTATGACTTACCCGTCACAACCGGCTTGCAAATTTTCACCGGCGGATTCACAGCTCTTGATGGGGCTACCAATGTCAGTGGCAATGTAGTCACGACCGGCACGAACCTATGGATGCCGTTGATGCCGGGCACCAACACTTGGACGGTGACGCGAGACGGGGCCGCGACGCAGCTCATGACAATCCAATACAGGGCGATCTTCCTATGACCAGCTTCGTCAGCGCAACACTCTACAACCGCAACGGCACCCGCAATTATCCACTGAGCAACGCAGTGAACATTACATGGACCGACGAGCTCAAAGGTGAAGGCAGCTTTACATTTGAATTTGTCGATCTCAACGCGATAAGCGAAGGCGACATCGGTAAGCTGGTCAAATTCTCTTATGGAGATCGGGCTGACGATTATGTGTGGACTGGGGTCATTGAGAAAATCGTCAGGGTGCAGACCGACGAACGCATAGTGCTGCAGGTAAGCGGGCGTGGTGCTCGCAGCCTACTTGAGAATGCGCTAATCTACAAGAGTGGAGCTGGAACCAGCCGACTCTACACCGACCAATACGTCGGCGCGATTATGGAAGAGCTTTTTGACGAGGCTCAGGCAAGAGGTGCTCTGATAGAAATGAGCTTGGGCTTTGACGATACCACGGACAGCAACAGCGTCGCATGGGGGCCCGATCAGGAGATCACAATTGAGGAGCGTGTTGGGGCCACCCTTGCCGAGGTCGCATCACGTCACGCGGATGCAGCTGTCGATGTGTGGGTAGACGCTGACCTGGTGCTCCAGTATGCAGTCGAACGAGGTGTGGACACCACAACACAAACCAATCCGGTGGTTCTCCGAATAGCTCAAAATGCAGTCAATGTGACTCGCGAGGTCAATGGGCCGGTGCGGAACGTCATTTACACTGAATACGGCAATGGTCAATTCGTTGAAACGGTGGGCACGACTACTGGCACATACGGACGGCGCGAAACCTTTCTCAGCCTCAACAATGTCGATTCTCAGGTCACAGCTCAGAACATTACAGATCGCACGATGCCTACTCTTGAGACACCGGCTGATTCCATGACTGCAGAGGTTCTGCCTGAGGGCTACGAGCCATACCTGCACTACAATGTCGGTGACTACGTCTACGTCACTGATCGATTTGGGGATCGCTACACATACCGGGTCAGGGCATTGACCATCTCAGTCCAGGGCGAGAACATTCGAGTCGTTCCTGAGCTCGGAACAGTCAGGGCTCAACTTGAGGAGAGGCTTCGCAGGCTAATCCAGCGTCAGGAAGCCAAGACAGCCGGTGGCGAGGCCAGCAGCGCAGCTTCAGCTTCAGACTATGCGGCAGTAGGTGCGGAGGAAGGGGCACTAACATACGGAGCTGAGGTGCTGACCTACGATCCCGCGACCGGCGAGGGCACAGCTGACGCACCGACTATTGACGACGACCCTATCAGCTTCATCAATGGCACGGGAGGGTATCTTGCCATTGGCGACGAGATTGTTCTGATAACCCTGACCGACAATGATCCAGCGACTCCGGACGTTTACGCAGCAATTGGCATCACGCAGCGAGCTGGGGCTGTCACGCCGGTGCAGCAGCCGGTAGGCAGCCTCAATCCTGCTTTTCCACTCAACACTGCCGATTTGCCAAACTCGATGAACACTTTCCGAGAAACAGGCAGGCTATCGACAGACTACAACAACTACATGGGGCTCGGCGCGGATTTGATTCTTGGAGCTGGTCCGGTCGTTGTAGGTGGTGGAAGCTACGGAAATGAAATCCGTGCTTACAGCAGGAACACTCTAACAAGCTCTGCTATTTCGGTGCCACCTGGTGGGGCCAACTCGGACTATTTTGTTTTTTCCGATGGAAGGCTACTCACATTTACCTCCACCGCGATCTATGCAAGAGACCCCGGCACGGGTGCTTGGACTACACATGACTTTTCGGGTGCTGGTATCGATAAGGTCACAACTGACTACACAAATGGATGGGTGTGGATTTACACCGCAGGAGCAACAGCTCCAGCAGGCGGTCCGTTTTGGAGCTTCACAGCAAACGACGCAGCACCAGTCGCAAGAGGCACTCTTGGCACCGGGCTCACTGTTGCCACAGTAGACACCAACCTAAGAATGATAGCTCATGCCGGTAAGCTGGTCATGCAGCATAATGATGCAGAAACTACAGGCTTCCGATTCCACGTCAAGAACAGCAACGATACAAACAACTTCGACTGGGACCACATCACTGGTGACTACATCGTCCCAACCCCTCCCTCAGCAACAGACAACACTCGCGGTCTCGGTGTCCCAACAGCCAATGGTTTCTACTACCTTACACGATTCACGACATCGACACCCGATGAGGCGGCAATCAACTTCTTTGACTACACTACTGGAGTCACCACAAGCTATCTGACTGGTGTGGAGTGGTCGAGCACTGACTTGGTCCGACCGTGGGGATACACTGTCACGTCGAGCGGCATACATGCGATCTCTTGCGTAAGACCAATCTCGGGAACCAATCGAGTATCTTTGGCAACGAATAACCTCGTCACAACGCAGTATGTCTATGACTATTTGGATGACAGCATCAACATCTACGATACCTCACCCGGACACCCCGTAGAGGTTGCATCAAATGTCCTCTATTTTACATACGGCGGAATTTCGAGCATTGGTTTAGCTACCGGCGACAGCTACGTTTTTGGAGTGACGCTAACATGAGTGAATACCTAACACAGATACTGATTGCGCTCATTGGTGCGGTCCCCCCTACACTTATGGCTGCTGCTGCATGGTTGCGAGCCAAAAGGCTGGAGCTGCCGATCGAGCAGGTGAACAATGCGGTCAATCACCGGCAGGGTGGTCAGAAGCGTCTCGTCGAGCTCGTCGATGAGGTAGCCGAAAGCCTACGTTATCTCTCTGATTCGGTCGGGAGGGTCGAGGAAGACCTGCAGAATCATCGAGCATGGCATCAAAAGCAGGACGAAGATGAGACAAGCCAAGACAGCTGAGGAGCTGCGTCGGATACAGGAGCTCCGCAGATCGAACGCTGCAGGCAGTGTCCCCAGCGGTAAGCACTACTCACGAGCAAAACAGAAACGACTCAGGAGGGTCGAAGATGAGCTACAAGATCAGCGCAGCAGCCGGTAAACTTCGCGACCAGGTAAACCGTAAATACCCAAACCGCAAGAAAGATAGCGATGGGTGGATTGGCGACGCGAGGCATAGAACGACCAAGAGCGACCACAACCCCGATCATAAGACAGGATTCGTGAGAGCTCTTGACATCGACTCAGACCTCGGGGCTGACAGCTGGGACGTGGCCAACGCTCTACGTGCGGCGGCAAAAAAGGATAAGCGAATCTCATACATCATCCACCGCAAGAAAATTGCCTCTCGTAAGCTCGGATGGGCGTGGAGGCCATACAGCGGATCGAACCCGCACATCTCGCACATACATGTAAGTTTCGCACCCGCAGGCGACACGGACAAGACCAAATTCGAGATCGAGTGGCCAGTCCCGGTCGCGCCGGTAGCCAAACCAAAGACCACACCACCAGCACGCAAGATGCCACCTGGGGTCCGGAAAAACGCTCAACGCGAGCTCGACGAGCTAAGGGCCGAGCGTAAGGTCATTGATGCCGAGATAAGGGCTCTAAAGGCTCGCTACGGGCTCGAATAGGCCATTCCACAGGCAGGCGCACCCTTCCTGACGTGACTTGGAGACATAAGGCAGCTTGCCGGGGGCTTGGGACGCGTCTGTTCTACAACCGGCGGACTCCCGATGAGCGGGAGCAGGCAAAAGCTATTTGCTTCAGCTGTCCAGTCAAGGCCGAGTGTTTGGAATACGCTCTCGATCTTGAAGGTCAGGCTGTTTTTAGAGCGGGGGTATGGGGAGGTCTGACTGCCATCGAAAGAGCATACGAGTCGGAGGCACGTAATGACGATACCAGTCCGTGACATGCTTCTCAGGTTTGCGGGGAGCTTCCCAATAACCGACGATGGTCTCTTCAACACCATCGAAATGCTCGAAGAGACTCAGAACTACCCTGCTCCTATCGCTATCAATGCAGCTCGTTTCCCAATGCGGGTCGTCGGGGCTTTGCTTCCTGATACAGATAGCATACCGGCAATGACGGTAGCAATGCTCTGCGGTCAGCACCACATAATGTTCGATCCGAGGATAGACTCGGTTTTTCGAGCATACGGGGAGTGGGATCATGAAAGCAGTCCTCAGACCATTCGTCGATTCATAATGGACATTGCAGTAGGCCGCCACCCCGAAGATGCAGCCGAAGACTACGGGCTTCATCAAGATGAGCTTACCTTCCTTGAGGGTCTCCTTCACTTGGAGCAGGGCTGGCATGATGGCATTATGGATCGCGCTATCTTCGCTTATGAGAACTACCGGGGGCTGGGCCGCTGGGTCGCTCTAAGCCGCGAATTACGCACGTTTCGACCCGACATCCTGCTCTCTTGGATGCGGTCAGCTCGTGCTGTGGTAAAGGACTTGCGCTCTGCGCGTGCGCAACCCGACTGACCTGGCACACTTCAGCAGGTGACTACACACACACGCCCCAACACAGGCGACTGGGGTAAAGACTACATCGATGTCGCCACTCGTATCGCGGAATTCCGCGCAAAATACCCTAACGGGTCACTCCAGCCGGTGGACAGCTTTGAGCCGGTAAAGATAATCACATTAGGCGACAAGACATACCTGCAATACGTCGCCGCAGCCTATCGAACCCCGGATGATCAACGTCCGGGTATTGGGATCGCGTGGGAACCTTTTCCTGGACGGACACCCTTTACTCGTGACTCTGAAGCTATGGTCTGTGAGACATCAGCATGGGGTAGAGCAATCGTTGCCGTGCTCGCAGCCGACACCAAAAAGGGAATTGCCTCGGCAGATGAGGTCAAGGCCGCTAAAGCTCGCCAAGCAGCTCCAGCACCGGCACCGGCTCCGGTAAAAGCACCTGAGCCTGAGATCGATAATGGCTGGCAGAGCTCTGACGAGGAGCAGCCGGTTCGCGCTGATGCCAAGCAGGTGCAGCGTATCCAAATTCTACGTCGCGACATTCCTTCTCTCGAAGACGACGGTGAATACCACGAAAGACTCTTGAAAGCATACGGAGTCGTCTCTACAAAAGACTTGACGAAGGCACAAGCATCGGACCTTATCAGCAAGCTTGAGAAGGCGGTGAAGCGATGACAGAGGGTCTATCTCTTGAGCAGATCGCTGAGGTCAAAATCAGCCGCATTAGAACTCTCATCAGCTGGCGAACCGATAACGGAGCATTTGATGATGACGAAGAGTCAAACCTATTCGAGTGGCTCATCTCTGACCGTGAACGTATCATTGCTGAACGTGATGATGCGCAGCTACAGCTGCAACGAATAAAGACTGCGCTATGGGAACAGTGAGGCTGCCTATCGAACCCTTGATTGCATCATACGGACGTTCCTACAGGGATTTTCGATCTGCAGTCAAGGCATCGAGCTCGGTGCTCAATCGTGCCAAGCTGGAAGGTCTCTCCGTTGAGGTGGCTGACCGCTATGCTGTGCGCTGTAATCTGCATCCAGTAGAGGTATGGGGTATGGAAACCTGGCTTACGGCGTTGGAGGCAAAATGATACTGACCTTCACGGCACCAACAAGACCCCTCAGCGAGAACGAGAGTCGCCGGCTGCACTGGGCATCTCGAAAGAGACGACTCGATCCGTGGGCATGGGCTACTACTGCTGCATGGCGAGTATCCGACCAGTCGGACCGAGACACATTATTGGGTAGGAGAATTGCTGTGCACATTTCCATCAGCTTTCCGAGAGCTGGTCGGAGAGATGCACACAACTACGTGGGCACTGTTGCCAAGACGGTGGTCGATGCCCTCGTCAGAGCCGGTATGACTGAAGACGATACCGATGAATTCATTGAGGTAAGAGAACCGAAGCTCAAGGTAGATAAGACCGAAGAGGTCGTCATCTACTTGGAGCCTCTTGAGGAGAGGAAGAAATGAGTAAGCTGACAAATGCACCAGCTGAACACCGGCTGATAGGGTCGTGCTTGACCGATAGTGACGTGATTGAAGCTGTGATCGACCGGCTGGGTCCGGGTGATTTTAGTGATTCGCGTATGGGGTCAATCTACTCAACCGTAGCGCGAGTAGCTCTAAAGGGACAGGTGACTCCATCTGCCGTCGTCGAGGAACTTCGCCAGGGCGGTGTTTTGGAGGAGATCGGCGGTGACAAAGCAATCTCATGGCTAATGCAGCATGCCTGCGCTGACATCGAAGAAGCTAAAGAATGCGCCACAACCCTTCGAGAGCTGGCCACAAAGAGGGATCAGGCTGCTGCGGCACGTAAGGCTGCTCAGGTGATTGAATCTGGTGAAGACCCGCTGGCTGAAATTGCAGCTCTGTCCGAGCTTTCCAATGCAAGCAGCAATGACGACGGTTTCGTCGATCTTGGGCCAGTAATTGAGAGCATCTTCACCGGCACACATAGGAGGCTCGAACCAACCATGCTGCGCAGGAATGACGGTGAGTCGATTATCTACGGAGATGGGCGACTGAACTTCATCGCGGCACCGCCGGAGTCGATGAAGAGCTGGATTGCAAAGCTCACATGCGTGCAGGAGATGGTGAAGGGTAATGCTGTTATTTATCTTGATGCCGAAGAGACTGACGGTATCACGTGCAGCGAGCGAGTCGTCTCGATTGCCGGTGGCATGGAGATAGACAAGGATCAACTTCGTGACTGGATTGAGGGTCCGCTCACAGAGGCGGGGACAAGAGATCGCAACAAGCGACTCTTTTACTACAAGACCGTCTCGAACGGAATTGACAGCAAGGTTCGTGGCCAGGTCGCTCGTGTTCTCAAGCACCGTCGCTGCAGCTTCATTGTGCTGGACGGTTTCGCAGCAGCTATGGCAAG